AAGATTCGTAATGTTGAAGGTTATCGTAACTATGATAAGTCCGAATTTGCAGACCAATCTGCACTTTTGGATGGTGATGATGAGAAACTTGAAGCTCTCTGGAAATCAGAGTATTCTCTGAAAGAGTTTACAGAGAAGAAACAGTTTAAATCTTATGAACAACTGAAAGGTCGTTTAGATAAGGTTCTTGGACTTGCAGGTGCTGCACCTAAGTCTAAGGCTGCTGACCTAGCAGATGCTGAAGAGGAAGAAGAAATTAGTTTTTCTAATTCTGAAGATGAAGATTTAGATTACTTCAAATCTCTCGCAGGACAAGATTAAAAAATCCCATGCAAGTGTAGTTCCAGACACCCGCTTCGGCGGGTGTTTTTTTATGTTGAAATTAAAATCTGAGCGAACACAGAATCCATAGCCGGAGGTTCTGGTGATGGCGATGAACCACCGCCACCTTTTTGCGTTACATTATTATTTGTCGGTGCATTGATTACAACAGGAGCAGCCATAGAACCACGTTCAGTATTCTTCAAATCAACCGAAGCAACTTGAACGGCAGCACCAGGTGTTGTTTGTTGTGCGATTATCTCAGCGTCTTTCATTCTTTTCGCTAAAGATAGTCCTTTCGATCTTTCATATTTTTCATCAACCACTTTGGCGGCTTCTGCTGGCGTTGTTGTCTTCTTCAATAATTCACCTGCACGTTTTTCACTATTTCTTAATTCCCAATCTACGAAATTCAATTGTTCTTTGAAATTGGATTGTTGAATTGGTTTACCCATAACTTCTTTAAACTTTTCTTGTCTGTCTGGATGCCATTGTGCAATACCATAAGCTTTTCCATTGTCACCAACAGCATCTGTCTTAAATTGAGATTCGTTCTTTAGATTGGCAACAATACCTGCTGATTGTGCTGGGGTCCATCCTTTTTTAATGAAAAAGTCTAAAGCTTCCTTTTCAGATCCAGTTTCACTCACAGGTTTTACTTGTGTTGGTGTTTCTGGTTCTTCATATCCAGGTATACCTAAACCCCTCATCATATCGTCACCAAACTCACCCGATTTTTGGTAATTTCTTGTGGCTTCTTCATTTCTAGCTACGGATCTTTCTTTCAATTCGTTATATTCTTTGGTTTCTTCTTTAGTCATCTCAGAATCTTTTTTCTTGGATAATTCATCCAATCTTCTTGATTCTTTTGCACTCTTTGATGTATACATTGCTGCCATAGCAACACCAAGTAATGCGCCAATAAATCCTGGACCACTCAGTAAAGCACTTAATGCGCCGCCGATGCCACTTACAACTGAAGTGATTAAAGACTGTATAGAATCTGTTAATCCTTTTACTACTGTTGGAATATTTGCAGCCAAAGCTGAAAATAATTGCATAAATGGATTTTTAGAATCTTTTTCTTTCTTTTCTGTTGGTTTTACTTGTGTTGGAGTTTTCTTTAATGATTCTTCGTAAGCCGTTTCTCTTGCCATCTGCCGACTCAACCAATCACCAGACTTTGTTTGTGGTGTTTCTCCACTGATTCTAACCAATTTGGCAATATTCTGTTTGACCAAATGCATATCTCTGGCCATAGAAGGAAGAACAATAGAATTCTTAGCACTTGTTGCGGCATGACCTGCAATTGTGGACAATACGTTGACGGCTTCACTTGAGAACGTTTGTTCTGGTGTCGTCATTTTCGAGACCACAGAAGACTCTGGTGTGGCTGAATAACCTTTTCCAAATATCTTGCGGCCAATAACGGATCCAATACCAGAACCACCAAACAGTGCATTTCTAAGACTTAACTTTTCTCTAGTTCTTTTTCCTAGAGCAGAAACAGTTCCACTTACCACACCTTTGGTTTTATATTCTTGTTCTAGTATTTTTGCTAAGCGACCTTGTGCCATTTGTTATCCTCTTTTTTGGGCATTCAGTAATTTAATTCTCTCATTTTCTTCCTGCAAATACTTAATCAATAATGAAATATAAATGCTTCTTTCCCACGGCATCATATTTTCTAATTCTGTCAGACTATATTTGTGGTGTTGCATCAATGCAAAATTAGTCTGATAGTAATTTGTTAAATTGTCATAACCAAAAATTAGACGAAAAAATTTTCGAGTCCTTCTACAATCACATCTTCTTCATAATTACATTTTGGACATTTAAAATGAATATTTTTCCTCAGTTTAGGAGTTGAATCAAAAAACTCCTTCAATTTTTGTAAATCTTTTGTTTGCATAGATTCTACAAATTCAATTAATTCTTCTTTTGTGGCATCTTTTGCATAATACATTTGTTCTTTATCGTAGATATAATCGATACAACTGATGATTGCATCTAACACCGAATTATCATCATCTTCATAATTTTCTAAAATTTTAAAACTTGGATATTTCATTACAATACCTAAGTTTTCTGTAATCTCAATTTTATTTTCTTTTTTTACTTTTTCTGTTGGTATGATATCGTTCAAATTGACATCAACCTCAACAATTGTATTGCACTTCTTCTCTTCTTTCGATTCTTCATCAAATAATTTATTGTTGCATTTATATTTTAAATTGACAACCTCACCAATAGATTTGGCTCTAAGTTGAACAAAAATATTTTCAACATCAAACAATGGCAATTCTTCAACATCAATTTTATCTAGAGTGCAGTTATTAATAATTTGTTTAATTGTTGAAGTGATGGTTTTAGCATCATTTGCTTCTGCTGCAATTAAAAATAACTTCTCTTCTTTGACCGTAAATGGTCTAAACTTTATTTTCTTTCCTGTTGATAATAATTTCAAATCATATACAGGCACATCAATTTTAGGTAACATAATTTCCTCACTTTACTAAAATATTTTATTTAAAACGCTTCCAATTGAACTTGAGATGTCTTGGCCAACTCTTTCGAATAGTCTTGTTCCAGCCGAACCAAATAATGCACCTGCGGCTTGGCCTAAATTATAACTTCCATCATAGACTGGTTTGTATCTTTGATAAGCAAATTGTACAGACAATCTATGGAATCCATCATCCGACCAACTTAAAGATTGTGGTGCGATACCAATTGGATAAGCATCGATCAATTCGACTGCAAAAATCTTCTTTATGAAATCATCATACTGCACAATCTGAATGTTCGTCAAATACCTTGTTGAACTTCCTTTTGCAAATCTTAGGTTGTTCGTATCAGATGGCATAATACATTCAATCCATCTTTCAAACAATTTTCTCTCATAAAATTCATTGGTACATAAGAAACTTAATGTTGTTTCAGCATATTGAGTCTGATATGGAACTTTAAATCCTGGACCATAAATTTTAACATCTGCGGTGTTTAATGTTTTACCTGGTAATTCAGCTGATTCACATTGTAGTGCCAAATATCTTGATATTGAAGGATTGGATGTTTTTGTATTCTCGTCTGTTGAACCTAATAAACTTGTTACAGCATTTGTCACGTCAGCATAAATTGAATTTGGAAAATTTACAATCTGCTCAAGCAGAGATTGTCCAATAAATGAATTCACATATGCTGGTATTGGTAATATAATTTCATATCTGTTTGGTCTAGCCAGACCAGATTTGGCCTTAACATTTGATAGAAATAAATTTGGTGCGAATGACATTAGAATTTTGTCCTTGAATTTGCGTATACTTTGTTTGTTGTAGCACCAACAAAAGTTTCCATAGGTAACATACAAGCAATGTCCCATTCATCAGCAAATATCTCAACGAATCTAGATTTGATTTGCTTATAGAGATATTTCTTAATGCACGGTCTAGCTTCAAATGCCTTTGTTGCTGCTCTCAAATAGTTGTAATTAATTCTTAACCTAGTGTTCATACTGTAACTTTGGTCACTCGCAATATCATCCATCTTATCTAACAATATCATTCTTTCTCTTGGATGAATATAATGCAGATTTAATCCTAAAAAACCGTCTGCATACTGTTCAACAGGTATCACCAAAGGAAAAGTATCATAGAAGGCCAACTTATCTTTTGTTTTTGGGTCATAAGAGAAGAAATACATGTGACCAATAAATGGTGTTGTTGTAGTTCGGTCTTTGTCTCTCATCAATGATTGTTGCGATGGATTCATATTTTGAATCTTTGCTTGCAACCATGCACGAGCCTGGCGACTTCTTGGTGCCAGACCTTCTTTTGCGAGAGATGTTTGTATTCTATCTAATAGACTTGCCATCGTCTATTTATGCTATAGTCCGAGGTCTTTCTCTGTTATGACCTTGAATTGCCAGCCGTGTTCTTGGCAAAATATGTCGGCTGCTCGCCACTTTTCTTGGTTTACCGCATAAGTTACCGATTCTTCAATGAACCGCTTGGTTTTGCGTTTCCTGACTGGTTGCCGTGTCTGAGATTCTGGCTTTACTTCCAAAACATACGTCATGACCAGACCGTCTTTCCGTTTGACCTTGACAATGAAATCTGGAAAGTAACGATGTATTTTGTTATCAATAGGCGAACGGTACGGTATCGGTAACTCTTCCGATGCCCACCAGATGATATTTGGGTTGTCATCCAACCACTTCATTACCCTCAGTTCCCAAGTTGAACGATAGATGATATTTGACGGATCACCATTGTATTTCTTAGGGTTCTTTGGGGAAAACCTTCCTTTATATGACATAAATAATATCTAGTCAACCTAGGAACTAAGATGGGATTATTTTCACTCACCGATATATCTTTTGGCCAAAATCCACTCAAAAGAGGGCCACTCAATTCTCTTTTAGAATCGAAATATTCATACAACAATCTAAGATATCCTTTAGATATTGGTAATTTCGATAAAGGTCATTATATGGTCATTCATATTAATGAACAGAGAAAAACGCAATTTCCATCTGGAGGTACTGGATCATTAGTGCAAGGCGATTTACCATCTATCGTTTCAAGTAGATTGTCTTCTGGAACAACCCCAACAATTGCAAAAGGAATACAAACTGTTGGTGAAGCACTAACAAGCGACAATGCAAAAAAATTATATAATGAATATGCTTCAAGTACTGTTGGAAAAATAACGAGCTCGGTCAACCAATTTTTAGGAGGTAGTGGTGCTGGTTCTTTTTTAACTGGTGCAGCGTCTGGAGCCAAAGAAGAATTGGTTAGTTACTATAAAGGTATTTCGGATGTTTCTTTTGCAAGAACGATTAAAAGAACGGCTGACACTATAGCTCTTTATATGCCAGATACTTTGAATTTTACGTACAATCAAACCTATAGTGATCTGGCCATCGGTGGAACTTTACCTGCTGGCGCTTTGGCCGCAGGAGTATCCACAGCAGATTCGATAAAATCTTCCAAAGATTTAGAAGAATTAGGACAAAAATTAGGAAAAAATTTGGCACCATTTGCGGCCGCAGCTTTAGCGAATTCGACGGATATTGGTCGAGTAATTTTTGCAGCAGGAACTGGAACAGTTGTTAATCCTATGCTCGAGATTCTTTATACTTCTCCTGCTTTTAGAACATTTAGATTCGATTTCCTTTTTTATCCTAGAGAAGAACGTGAGGCGAAAGAGGTACAAGATATTTTAGATCGGTTGAGATTTCATCAAGCTC